TCACCGTTGATGATGCGGTTGCGGAAGGACAAGTCCCCGGTCAACTGCGCGGTTGGAACTCTACTCAACGGCATAGTAACTCCTTAGCCTTGTTCGGCCAGACGTGCTGCCAGCTCAGCATCCATACGCACTTGACGTTCTGCAGCAGTTTCGATGTCAGCAGCCATGACGATGTCGTCTTTGGTGCCTGTGATGGCTTCGCCAGCAGCAAGTTTGCGTTGCACTTCAGCAGCAACAATTTCTTCAATAGCAATGCGGCAACGCTCATGCACAGCGTTGTTGATCCAGTCCTCGGGAGACAGGGCAACGTGAGCCAAAGCTTTGTGTTCAGCGTCAGTGAGTGTGATTGTGAAGTTCATGATTTAGTCCTTTGAGTTAGCCAACAAGTTCGATACATAGTCCACTGTATGCACCATAAGAATCAACCACCAGCATCTCCAAAGTATCGTTGGCGGCGCATGAAATAAGCCAAGTCCCACTAATGTGGCGGTATCCGTCGCCGTAGTTATAGGCTAACGCACCATACCCAGACCCGTTTTTTGCGGGGCGACCGTACACAGAAGCAAATATTCCGTCTGCATTGGCTGCCTGCCCCATTGTGAAAAAAGAGACTCGGTAAACGCCAGCAACAGGACAGGTGAATACCCCATTAGATGTGTTGTAGTGGCTCCCTCTATTTAACTGAGCAGCATCCGCAATATATGTGTAGTAGGTTGTTCCACCTGTTGACCCGACCGAACCGGCAGAACGATACCCGCAAAACGCTGGTTGATACGGCATCGTTACTCGACCAGAAGAATCACATGTCAAAAGAGCGGTTCCGTTGGCCCCAAGTACAACTCCACCTTCACCCCTAAGACGTAAAGCATTACTTGGTGCGCCGCCAAAGGCTCCTTCAACACCAATATAACCTTGAGTAACTCCAGAACTGTTTAGTAGGTCAATTGACCTATCTGCCCCAGCGCTAATAGTTAGTCTGCCAGTCATCGTGTCGCCAGCCTTACGCACAGCGCCAGTGTCAGTCAACGAGCCCAGTGCTTGGTCTCGGTATACCACATACACGTTGTTAGTACCGGCGCTTGGGGCTTCGCTGAACACCAGAGACGTTCCGCTTGTGATGCTGTATGAGCCATCATATGGAGATTGCTGGACGTTGTTGACCAACACCTCTACGGACGCGGCGCTACCCACCGAGCGGTTCAGAGTAAACGTAGTCTGAGAGCCAGTGCCGTTGAACCCCTGCGACTGAACAGCCGAGAAGTTAACTGGCAGCGGTGTGGCGGAGGAACCGATGTAGCTCATGTCGTTACACCAAGTAGCTAAGAACTGCGTCAATGGCTGCAGAGGTACTGCCATACGCGGTGAGTGAGTCACCAGTCTCAAGAACCAGTTTCTGGTCGCCGCCTACAACAACCAGCGCACCGCCAAGAGGTACAACAGCGTCCTTGATTAAAAATGCGCTACCCCCACCGCTCTTGTTGAGCTTGACGCTTGCTGTGACGTTGGAGGTGTTGACGTTGGCCAACGACAAGCCGATGACCGTATGTGTAGCACCAGAAGCAACAGTGTCACTTACAGTAGATGGGGTGCCAGACGTGCTAAGAGCAGCGGTAGCTTTTGATTTAAATGCCATGATGTCATCCCAAGGCGATTGCCATCGCCGTTGCGTATTCTTGAGCTTCCTGCACGCTGTACACGTTCAGGTTCGTACGCGCCGTAGCAGCGCTTGCAACGTCACTCAAGTTGGCAGCGGCGTCCAGCTTGTCGTCGTTTAGGTTTGTAAAGTTAGCATCGACTTCCGCATTGGTCAGCGGAGAGCCTTTGCCAGCGCGGGTTACGATGGTTGACATTACTTACCCCTATTAGGAGACTGTGATAGCCCAAGTAACAGACATTGCGTCATCTGCGCCCTTGTTAACCACTGCAAACACAGTGCGGCACAACAATGTACCAGAGCTAGACGCGTTCAGGATACCAGCTTCTACAACAGCACCAGTAGCAGTACCGGCGGGGAACGAAGCGGTGTAGGTAACAACAGCGCCAGAAGCGCCAGAAGAAGCCAGTGCTACGCGACCCAGCTCAGAGCCAAGAGTCGTGTTACCGATTGCAGCTGCGGTGTTGTCGGAGCCAAGTGCCATGTGGCTCATAGCAGTAGGAGTGCCAACCATGCGAGCAGCAATGAATTCTTTGCCGACGGTAACAACTAAGTTTTTGATTTCGCGTGATTCTTTGACCGCGCCGTCTTTACCAAACACTTGGATGTTGACTTGGCCGGTGACTTTAATTTGTTCAGCAAACATTGGGAGCTCCTATGAAAAAGTTCGGGATTCGCCGACATAGTCCTCGGCAAAATACGTGATGTCGCAGTAACCCTGTGAAAGCAGCGACCCCGCATCCGTAGCCGCTATCATATCCGCATTGGCCTTTGTTGGCGAGAGAAAAACGCTGTCAGCTGTTGCGGTGCTATCAGTCAAGGACTTTTGAGGTTCCAAAGCGATGGAATCCTGCGCAGCAGCCGTGTCAGCCAGTGCTTTATTAACACTATACGCCAGTGCATCAGCTGCGGCAACAGAGTCGGCGAGCGCCTTGTCAAAAACAAACGTCAAAACGTCTAGCAGAGCCTGCGAGTCAGTAAGACTCTTACCAATAGCCTTTTGCTGGGCATCAGTGGCAAACACCACGTTAACCACGCCTTTGGTGAACGCAAACAATGCCCCATCACCAAGATCAAAAGCGTCATTCATGGCGACGCCGCTGCTCAAGCTCTTAGTGAAACTGCGTGCTACCGTGTCTGTCGTCGAAAACTCGTCAGCCAGAGCTTTTACAAAATTCACTACGTGCGCATCTGGTACAGATACAGAATCCGAAAAATCACGCAAAAATACCAATGTCGCCTTGAACACTTCAGTGAAGCTAACAGAGTCGCTTAGCCCCTTGACTGCCTCGAGAACAACGTCGTCGGTCAGTGTTACAGCAGGAGAACTCAACGCCTTGGAGACAGCCAAAGCCACCGAGTCTGATATAACAACAATTTCCGGGACATAGCGGAACCGCCCGGTAGTATCAAGCGACGCCGAAAGCGTCATCAAAATGTACGAAATGTCAGCTGCAGGTACTACAGTTGAGACTACAGCGTTCGGGACAACCGAGCTTACGCCAGCTCGCAGCTTAACTGACCGAACTGAGGCAGTAGTTTGATTGCCACCAATTCGTGCGGGCATCAGAAGTCCTCGCGGAGTTTGAACTTGAGTAAGTCGTACACGGTCTGAATCTGACCATCACCAAACGTGATCTCAATTTCACCTTCGTAGTCCCCGGGCTCGCCCTGCAGCATAGCTGGGGCAGACGCTGGATAAAACGCTACCACACCATTAGCACCGTCAGTAACTGAACCTGTAACAGTGGCCGTCAGTGCGGTAACTCCAGCTGCGCGAAACTTCAACAACACAGTAGCGCCGGTGATGTTGATTGGCAAGTTTGTGGTGTCGTCGGTGATCGTGCAGACTAACGCTGGTCGAGTGTCGCCTTGAACCAGTTTGATTTTTTCAGTCATGGTAATTCCTCAAGCTGCTGGGCGCTGACGCACCATCATGTGCACGCCACGGTAGTCACGAACGCGAGCGTTTGTTATGGCTCGCTCATACATGCCTTTGTGGTCGCCAGCAAGGGCAGGGTTGGTCCACTCTTTTTCTGGGATTACTGCCAGACGCGCAATGGCACCGGACACGAGGGTGTCAGCCCAAGTCTCGTAAATCCAATCTTCAACGCCAGTGCCATCCCGGTTTGGTTTCAACGCGGCGTAGACCTTCAGAGTTGTGCGAGCAGTAGGCGTTGGGAACACGCGAATGCTGTTGTCGGCTTGAACCCAGTATTCACGAGGCTCGCCAGTTTCGCTAAGTTTTTCAGGCCCAATCAAGCGAAGATCAGTGCGTGTGAGCGGCTGCTCGCCATACACAACGGAAATCACGTTCTCAACCAAGCCGGTGTCGGTATCAAGATCGTATTCAACTTGATTTGGTGCCACATAAACGGCATCAATTTGCTCGCGCCACAGGTGCGTGCGTGCGAAGAAATCAGCGGCTGTAGAGGCCAAATACAGCCTCATAGACGCGTTTGGGCACCCGGGTAGGTGTGGTGCCAGCAAGGGCAGGAAATCGTCCCAAATCTTGGCCATTACGCGACTCCCGGCTGCGATGCAGCATTAGCTTGGGCAGCGACACCAAGCGAGTTCTGGAAGGCCTGAAAATGCGCCACAGCGCGGGCTGCGTTGCCCTGCTGCTCGGCGTCTTTGCTGTAGGCTCGGTACATGACATAGTCCAGCAGCGCATTGGCAAAACTATCATCAATGCGAATAGTCTCAGCGGTTGCTGGGTTTGTCAGTTGTGTTTCTGTCAGAGTATGTGGACTCGGAATCTGCGCGTATGCGACCTCAAGTCTAGCTGCCGTAGTAGCGGGCGGGTAGACGAGGAATTCTCGCGGCTGTCGTGGGTCAAACATGTACTCCTCGATGCTGACCGTAGGAGTATCTGCGTACCAGCCTTTACGCTGGTCATCAAGCGTGCGCCTATTGACTAAGCGAACACCGTATTTATTCGATGTGGTGGCAGTGTTACGAATCACAGACACCAAGCGTGATGCGTTGGGGAACGTGGTCGTCAACACTTGGCGTGGGCCCGCGACGCAAGTGAACTCACCAGTCAATGTGTTTGAATCTGGGCGCAAATTCAAAACGTCGCGGTAGCCGTCATTCAGCCAATACTGCAGTTCGGTAACGGTCCACCGCACAGAGTCTTCATCCTGCAAGAGCGTCTGCGCTCGCACAATCAGATCAACAACTTTTACGGTGGCCATGAATTACCTCACTGTTCGGGGGCGACTGGTGTAGATTCTACAGCAGCGTCGGCTTCAGTGGTAGTTTCTGGAGCGTCAGCAGCTTTAGCCTTGCTCTTACCTTTAGCCTTGGGGGCAGCATCTTCATTAGAAAGCTTGTCTGCTAGCTTTTGACCCTCATCGGTCAAGGCAAACTCGTTGCCTTCCATGCGTGCGATAACGACGATTTGGCCGTCAATGGTTGCACGGATTTTGTGGCCAAGAACTTCACCACCGACACGTTCCATCAAATCAATTGCGCTCATGTGTACTCCTAAATGTAAAAAGGGGCCCCGGAGGGCCCCTTTACTGTACCACCAATTAGCTGGCGGAACCAACTTGTGCAACCACCAAGGCTTGGGGTTTAACAACCTTGCGGCCGTAAACTGTCAAACCACGGACGATGTCACCGAAGTCAGACTGGTTACGCAGAGGTTCAGTCTTGTTAACGGTCATGGCGAAAGACGTTGCAGCCTTTGTACCAGCAACCATCACGCGACGGGCCTTGGCGTTGGTCACAGCGCCGCCTGTGGAGGCGTCGGTCAAACCAGCAACCAGAGCCTTACCAGCAGCGCCTTTTGGCAGCAAGTTCGACACGTAGACGCTGAAGCGGTCCAACATACCGATCTTGCCGGTACGGATGGTGCTCGACTGATCGCCAGTGAAGTACGCCTGAGCGATGCTAGATTGCATCAACAGGTGACGGTCGTAGGGCGACAAGATCAAGAAGCGGCCATCTTCAGGCACGTTCTGCTCGTCCAACACTGTGGACATGCGCAAAATAGCCTTCAGGACGTTCTCAGGGGTGGCTTGGTCGATGGGAGCAGTGTCTGTGCCCAAGTTGTAGGCAGCAGAAATAGCACCAGCGGTAGCGCCTTCGTTAGCAGCGGCAGGGCCTTCGGTCACGAAGCTGTTGAAGAACACTTCGTTTTCAATGGCGATTTTCAACTGCTTGGCAGCGTCTTCAGTGAACATGTTCATCAAGTTCATGTCAGACTGATAGGCCAACACGTCGTTGACTTGCACGTTGAAGGACTTAGCCTTGTTCACTTGCATGTCTTGGAAGATAGGTGTTGGCACTTCGGCGGTACCCAAACCAGCACCAACGACGTAGTCGCTGATAGTAATCGAGGGAGCCAAACGAATGCGGACGGTGTCGCCTTGGTTCTTCAACTCACCTTCGTAGTCGGTGTTGGTAACTTCCGACAGCATGGTGTTTTGGTAGAACTTGGCCAGCAACTTGCCAGACCACAGAGTGGGGATAAACGCACCGGAGTACGAAGGGTTGGTGTCAAAAGCGCCACCAGACGAGACGGGGAATACAGCAGCCATTTTGGCCTCCTAAATTAAACAGGTTGGGAAGATACTTTGCCCATAGATTACGCAGTTACGCGACCTTCCATGAACGCTGCATCAATTTCAGCTTCAAGTTTTCTTGCCTCTTCGACACGCCCTTTGACACCCAGATCAGTAGCCTTGCGGAACATTTTTTCAATGTCGGCATTGGTATAAATCTTGCCTTTTTGAGAGGCAGGAGGTGCGCTAGTAGCGCTACGATTCGGCTGAATTTGACGCTCAAGCTCTTCGGTTTTGTCGGCAGCGGGCTCTACGGGTTTGATGCTCTGCTTGAACAACGAAACGTAGTGTGCTACTCCTTCAGCGTCGCCTCGGTTGAACGCTTGCTGTGCAACAGAAGCACGTGGGGCTCGCAGCAGCGGGTCAACTTCGTTGAGCCAAGCGATCCACTTGGGATCAGCATTGACTGCTTCAAAGTCCGGCACCATACGGTACAGGCGCTGCTCAAAACTGGCTTCGGACACTTGTGTACCGGTGGTGGTCAACTGCTCGCGCAGTTTCTCATTCTCAGCACGCATGGCCTCTAGCTCGCCACGGAATTCTGCTGCCACTTCGCGGGCAACTTTGCGCTGGACTTCAATCAAGTCCGAACCAAATGCTTCAACATCAGCATCAGTCACCAACTTCTCAGTGGTAGCTGGCTTCGCAGGCTCAACCGGCTTAGTCTCTGCGGCTTTGCGGAGGTTATCCACTTGGGCCTTCAAGTCACGCAGGTCTGCATGCAAACGCGGCACTTCAGCGTCGTACATACCCTTGAGGGTTTTGTACTTCTGCTGCCATGTCTCTTCAGCAACGACTGGTTCAGTCGGTGTCGGCGTTGGCTCAACAGGCTTTGGCTCCGTGGGCGCGGGCTGTGGGTCTTGGGGAGGCTCTGCTGGGGTCGGCGTGGGCTCTGCGGGTGCAGGGTTGTTCGCTTCGGTCAGCTGCTTTTCCAGTGCTTCCAGCTCACGTAACTGAGCTTCTACTTGTTTTGGCAATGCCATTTCAATTTTCCTTTTAGCTCCAACTCTGCTTCAGGCTCCTACTGCGGTCTGCCGTTCACATAATGGTTTGCTTCGGATTACAAAAATCGGATCATTTGATCCGGTCGAAGACCTCTTGCGATTTCTCAACCGCTTCGAGGAAATCTGCTAAGGCCTCTGCCCGACCTTGTAGACGATGGATTCTTACCGGGTCATCTGCGGCAATCAAAGAGGTTTTAGTCTCTTCAAGTTTTGCGGCAAACAACGCAAGCAGAGCTCCATTGTCAGGCTGCTTACAACGCAATAGCGCTTGTATATGCTGCCGATCAGGCTTTTGGCCTACAAAAATCTTCATGTGTGGATTCTATACAACAAATTCACAAAAAGTCAAACACCATTAGGGCGTGGTGACATCATATTTCCTTCACGGCCACCAACTTGGCTACCGTCAGGCAACATATTCTTTGGTGCAGGGCCCTGTGTCATGCCCGGAGCACCGCCACCTTGGAGTTCGTTGGCGATCATGGCCAGCTGCTCTTGGAGCTGCGCATTTTGCTGCTGCAGAGTCTGCATAGCTGTCAGCGTTGGGCGATCAGGGACGATACGGTTGACGTTGCCGCTCAGGTTACGAGCCTGCTCACGCAACAGTTCAGCTGCACCATCCATACCAACGATCTGCTGAGCAACTGGGCTGTTGAGCACAATCTGCAAGAACTCGTTGCGGCGGACAGCTTCAGCTTCCTTGACCACCAAGCTGGTAGCACCCTTGGCCACAGTTTTGACGTCGCCGATCAGATCGGGGTCTTTGCTGTAACGCAGGTTATCCTGATACAAGCGCTCGATGGACGGCACGATGACGTTGCGGTCAATGTTACTGATAACCTGTTTGATACCCTTGCCAGCGTTGGAGATCAACATGGACAGGCCAGACGACGTACGGCCAGCGCCACCAGACGGATCGCCAGTCATGTAACGTGGGATCATGGTGTCTTCGTCAGCGCGGGCGCTGAACTTCTCAAACACAGCCATGAGTTCTTGAGCGTTGCTGCCGGGTTGGAAGAAGGTCAGAGGCTGAGAGCCGTCGTTGAACTCCGAGCTCTGGAACTGCCAGATTTTCCAAGGGTACATCTCAGTGATGTCTTCACCCGGTGGCAGGCGAGAAACGTTGACGCCAACCTGCGGACCAGAGCTGATACCCATGTTGTTAGCCAAGCTGCGAGCTGCGGCGTTCACCATGTTCTGCGAGTCACGGCACAAATCAGTCACGCCCTTGCCTGCAACAGAACCGGGCACCTTCTCGTACGAAGTGACGTAGTATGGCTTGCGGCCCAGCGGGTCGTAGTTCAACACAGCGCGGATTACAGTCGAACCAACCAGCCACACCTCGCAAGGGTAGCTCATGTCAGGGTCTGGAATCTCTTTCTTGGACAAGCCCCAGCTCAGCAAGTCGCTGCCTTTGACGCTGTCCCACATCTGCAGGGCGTCGATCAGGTCTGTTGTGAAGATAGTCTGGGTAGTGTCTTTGCCTTCGGCGGTAGCCTGAGCGCTGTCAGTCCACAGCCACTCGTTCAAGTTACCCAAGTCAAAGTTGTTGAGCACCGAGCGGATGGCATCGTCGTTGTATCCGGGCACGCCCATCAGGGCTTGCAGGTCTTCACGAGTCATGCGGTGACGCTCAACGATGAAGCCGTCTTGAATATCCGAGGCCCATGGAGCCCAATAAATCATGAATGGATCAACACGCTCCCACTCGTTGCGAATTTCTTCCGTAGGCACCAGCTGGCCGTTCTGCCAAGCCATGGTCTTGCGCTTGCGTTTGATTGGACCCTTGAGCACAGCGTATGGAAATGTAACGATGTCATCCAAGAACGCGTTCAAGGCATCAGTCCAGTTACCCTCGATGAGCTGGTCCTCCATCTTGAGTTCCATGCGGTCAACGCGCTCGTTAGCTTCTTCGCGCAGCTTACGCATCGCCGCGTCTTTCATCTGACCTGCGATTTCTCGCAACTGTGTGGGGTCTGGAGTGGCAACACCCTGCTCCATCATGGCCTGCAACTGCTGCTGCATGCTAGCCATCAACTCCTGAATGATCTCAGGTGGCAAGGTTGGCTCTGGTGTAGCCTCAAGGCTCCAAGGCTTATCAGTACC